GATTAAGCTTCGTGAGCTTGGATTGTTACAACTTTATCTTCTTCCATTCTAGTCGATCCGATAGACTGGCAAACATAAACTTGATGAGCATAACCTTTGTCAGATCTTTCATCAATTCTAGTCATTAAGTCTTGACCGATTGCCATTTTACATCCGTCCATTGCCCAAACTAGGCAAAGTCTTTTAGATGAAGCAATAGTAAGTCTGTTAGACACTATAAAGTTGAAGCCTAAGAATGAATTAACTTCTCCATTCGCTAGAGCTTTTACTGAGTTGAAATCACTAGATGTAACTTCAGTAGTTCCTAACAAATCTGTGATTTGTCTTGGACCAACTGCAATGTATCTAGTAATTGATGGATCAACAGATGCAGCATCAAGAAGTTCTTTAGCACTTCTTAATTTTGCAATAGTTAAACCAGCACTACCACTTTCAGTTATCTTTTGGCCAGACGGAAGAGCAGTAGCTGTTGAGCCAGTCTCTCCAGTAAATGCTGTTCCAGATAACGCAGCGATGATTTCATCATCTTGAGCTCTTCCTAGTGCGTAAGCAGCAGCAGAGGCATAAGATGAAGTTGGATCGATTAGAGTTCTGATTTTATCTTGGTTATCGATAAGATCTGCATACTCGTAATCTACCAGGCTAACTCTTCTTCTTGCATGTGGTGTATCCATCTGTGGTGTATCAGCATGTCTTGTAGTTCTTTTAACTGCAAGTGCACTTCCAACTTGGTCGAAAAATGCGTTTTTGCCGACAACAGTTTCTACATCAACAGCAGATCTCAAGAGAGAACCTTTTTGTTGTGATAGCATTTGTACATTATTTGAATATTGCTGTACAAAAGCTGTAGTAATTTGATTTGACATTTTCAAATCTCCTTATGTTGTTGGTTGATTTAATCGACTTGGTTGTCTCCAAATTGGAGGTCGCATCTGTAAATTTTAAGACTTCACTTTGTCTTTTTTTCCAGCGGTCTTTTCAGATTGTCGCTTAGAATTTTTTGTAACCCAGTTGAAATAATTTTCAGCTATTGGTAGAGGATCTCTTCTATCGTTCTCTGGACCAAATTCAGTAGCTAGTCTTAAACATTCAAGTCTAACCTCTGTATCTGTTATTATATCTCCTGGCTCAAACCTTTCATTAGCCATTTAGCAGCTCTCTCAACTTCAATACTTCATCAACTGATTTTTTATGATTAGGATGAGTTTTAGACCAATACGCAGATCCTTCTTGAGTTAGTTCGTTAATTTCTTTTTCAAGATCTTTAGCTGTCATATATTCAGATCCATCACCTTTAATGATTTCATCTTCAGATAATTTGTTAGCTAATTCAGAGAATGCTTTTATAACATTAAGATTATCTCCAAGTCTTGATCCATCTTTTAAAAAAGTATTTTCTAAAAAATCTGATCCTAAAGAATTGACAGCAAGCTTTTTAGCCTGGTCAAGTCTTTTAGCAAATTGAGGTCCAAACTCTTTTTTAAGTTCAGTCTCTGTAGCTAGTTGACCTTGAGCAGCAGCATCTTCTTCAGATGCAGCCTTGTTACCATTCATCTCATTATAGTATTTAATTAAACCTTCAGCTTGTTTTGGAAGTAATCCTAACTTGTGAGCTGTTTTATTAAATTCTGATACTTGTTGACTATCCATTTCTTGATCTTTGAAATCATATTTATAATCCTCTGGTTTTTCTGGAGCACCCAATCTTTTAAAAACTTCATTCCAATCTTCTTCGGTTGCATGTTTATTAGGAACTGGAATTTTATCCGCACCTACTAATGATTGAGCATGCTTATAACTTTTAAGCAAATCTTCCATGTTGTTAAAATTATTTAAAGACTTATCTTCCTTAAAACTTTCTGGAATTAAATCTTTAAAATTAGTTTCTACCGCTGCTGTTGCTTCAGTATTAGTTTGAACAACATCAGTCGGTTGTTCAGATTGCACCTCTGGTGCAGTTGTCTGATTTTCCATTTATATACCTATTGGTTATTTTGATTTAAGCATTGCTTTTATAAAAAGAGAGATTGATCTCTGTCCTTCTAAAAAAGCGGTCTCATGACTGTTATCTTTAATGAAAGTAGTCGAGCTCTCATGACATCTTTTTGAGATATCCTCCATAACTCTTTGACCTTCTTCTGATCCAAAAGTAATTTTATAATCTTCTCTTAATTGTTTTATTTTTTTTTCTACTTCTTTATTGTGATCCATCTTGTACTACCTTTGCCATTGGAGCCGCATTCTTAGCCATTTGTGTTTCAGCCATTTGTTGCTGCATTTCCATTTGTTGAGCTTCTTGTTCAGCTCTTTCTGCTCTTAACTGTTGTACTTGAGCATCTGATTTAATTACTTTTGCTGGTAATCCTAAAATTGAAATAATTTGTTTTACTAATCCATCTTCATCAATGTAATCCATAACTGGCATTGTCTGAGCTAGTGATCCAAAAAGTTCTAAGCCTTTCATTAAAGATTGAAGCTCTTGTCCTCTTTGGGCTAAAGCCATTGGAGATACATATTCAATATTTAATTCTTGTTGAGTTAAAATATCTGGAGAAGGCATGAATAATTGATTTCTTAACATGATGTTAAAAACTCTTGTAACCAATGGAGATAGTAATTCAGATTGTAATCTACCTAATACTGGACCAAGTATTCTCATTTTCTCTTCTTGTCTTTGCAAAACTTCAGTAGCAGTCATGTTTCTATTTTCAGTTACTACTAACTGATCAATATGAAACATCTTATTGATAGCATCTCTTCTTTGATTTTCGCTATTTAAAGTAACCGCAGTATTTGCATTAATATTTAATGGCTCAATCCTATCTCTTGATCCAGATCTATAATAATTAATAGAGCCTGGAGACATTCTAATAGGAGCTAACATTCCGTCATCTGGAATGAGTAGAGGAGGATCAATCTGTTTTGCAGCAGCTTTCAAACTATGCTCTACCATTTTATTTAAAACCTTCACATCTGGTAACGCATTCATTCCAGGTGATCTTCCATATTGTTCTGTAGATGCTTTTAAGTATCTTGGAATAACATAAGGATTTTCTTTAAAGCCACCAACAGAAATTACATGACCAGATCCATATTCAAAATAAATACTTTGAAAAGGCATGTTAGCTTTATCTTGTTTTTGTGGATCAAAATCTAATCTAGGTCTAATGACATGGACTAAGTCAATATCATCAAAAGGAGCTTTTTTTAAAACATTAACTATTTCTTTTGAAACATTCTCAATACCAAATTTTTCTACTGTTGCTTGAGCAGACATTTTAAATCTTCTATATAAAGTATCGACATATCCTTTTCTATTTTCCTGGATATAAATTTCTTTAATGTGTCTTGCAGAGAAAGTTAAAACATCTTCTTGATCTTCTTCAATCATTAAACATGAAGTGCCAAAAGCAATTAGATCATGATAGCATTCAAAGATTTCTTGTTGAAAGTTTGACTTAGCAATTACATCGTACATTCTTTTTGTTGCATCTTCTAACCACTCTTTCGCTTCATCACTATCATTCAAACCAGTTTCTTTAAATCTTAATGAAAACCATCTATTCGCAGATGAAGTCAACATACCATGCAGAGATGCAGCTAAGAGTTCAAGAGCATGAACTGCTGTTGCGTCAAAGATTTGTGTACTACGTTTATCGCCTCTTGCTCGTTGTCTTGTGATCTCTGCTTTTCTAGGTAACATAACATCCGCCACTTCTTGCCAATGGCTTTCCCAGGTGGATCTTTTTTCTTGTAGCCTAGAGAGGTTGTCTTTTAGCTGTTTAGCTAAATTTCTAAATTCTTCTGATTGCATTATTTTTTCTTTTTCCTTTTGGCTTTATTCTTTTTGCTATTTGGAAAACCAGCTTTCATATTCTTGTAAGCTTTAGCTGATATAGTTGATTTCTTTTTAGAGTTTGAAGTACCAGCTCGTTTTTTTTTATTAATATTTCTATAAAGTGACATAATTTATCCTAATAAAGTTTTCTTACTTAATGTTGCTGCTGTATTATCTCCAGTAACAGACGTTAATATTGTTTTAGTTTTTTTACCTCTTTTTCTGGCTAGTAATTTTTCATCTTCAGACATTTCAGTTGTATTGGCCATTTCAATATCAGTTGGTCCAGTAGCTGTAATTAAATCAGATTTAACTTCAGAGTTATTCATTTGTGATTTTACTTTTGGTTGTTCAATAGATTTTGGATTAGGATCGTTATCATTATCTTTACCAGTTCTAGGATCTACTGATCTTGAT